GCACTACCCATAGATGCAAACTTTCTTAAGGTGGGAATAATCTCACCATTGGGAAGTTTAGCACTAGTCGTTCTACAAGATTCAACGGCGTCCCGAAAATCGGGATTACCGTCGAACATCTCCATAGCAAGATCATGGGGAACCCGGTCACTTGCATCTGAAAGATCAATCGTTGCTAATTGACCAGTAGACGACGCAGAAATCGCGAGCCTTTGGTTCACAGACTGATCACGAAAGTTCACGTGACCAGCTGTGAGCCAATACTTCTCCATTTTGTCATATAAGACATCACGGAGACCTTGCTGGGTATATTGTACGCAGCATGGCTCTATTGCGATTACGCGGGGACTTTTGAGAGTTTTCGGAACAAAGACTACCCGAACGGGCAGTTCTTCGCTCCTTGGAACAATCGTTAGTTTTTCGAGCTCCCGTGATTCGAGAGGCGTACCCAAAGGGTAAGCATTCTCTAACACAGGAAAGTAAGGCTCGAGACGTTCGTTCCAATACTGCCAAGAGTATTTCTGGTTACCAGATATACCTTCAGCAGTTGCGCCAGGACCATGTCGAGGGACACATCTGGATGGATCAATGTCCACCAGCATATTGTCCCAGAGACAACGAGATACAGCCAAAAATTGACTGTGGCTCGTCTCTGGCAATGAAAACAACTCAAATGATCGCTCCGTTTCTTTGAAAGAAGAGAGCGCGTTTGCAAGCCTTTCGGGCGTGCATTCGAGCTCAACTTTCTTGAAGAGTAGGCAGATCTGCCTAACAGCTTCAACGATCGTTGAAAAATCCTTCTGTTCATTGAACATCCTCCCTGTCTCACGGTCAAAGATTTGACTGATCATACCTTGCAAAAACGCAGGGATTGATCGATTCTTTCGAAAACCTTGAAAGAATTTTGAGTCAATAATCCCGAGGCTAAGGCTTCTTTCGAAGTCTTGGCAAAATCGGGGAAGAGTTATCGTCAGAAACGAAAACCCTTCTTCTTTGACCCGCGTCCTTATAACTTCAAGGTCGCGAAAATCAGAGACATCAGCGATGCATTTGATGGTAGCGTCTGTATAGACGACTTCCATCAGCTTCAGATAGTCACTTACGTTGCTTTTCAAGCTGCCTCCTTAATTAGGGGGTCGGCTTCAAGCTACGCATGTCTACATTGTTGATGCCAATATTGGCACCAACGAAGTCGGTACCAACACAGAATAAAACTCTAACGAAAAGGAATTGGCCAGAATTAAGATTCTGAGCCAGTAAGCTTTCCCAGAGCTGTGTTATCTAGCCAG